ATATCGAATGGTTAGGTGTTGGTGATGTACGAATGGGCTTTGTCATCGATGGTTTGATGTTACCCGGTCATGTATTTCATAATGACAACGTAAACACATTACCATATATGTCAACAGCATCTCTACCTCTCAGATATGAAATCACCAATTTTGGTACGACCTCTAGCGACAGCACATTAAAGCAAATTTGCTCATCCGTTATGAGCGAAGGTGGATATGAGCTTAGAGGTATTCAGCAATCAGTATCAACTGTTTTAACAGCGCCATATACTATGGCTACTGCTGGTACATATTACCCTATTGCATCTATACGATTAAAAGCTGGTAGAACCGATGCAATAGTAATACCAACGGCTGTCAATATTCTTGGTAAGGGTAATAACACTACAATATCTTGGCGCATAATGAAAGGTTGCTCACCTACTGCAGGCACTTGGGTATCAGCAGGAGCAGATTCAGCTATAGAATATAATATTACAGCTACTGGTTTGACTGGTGGGCTAGTGATGGCCTCAGGGTTTTTGGGTATTACTACACAGGCTACACAAGCTATCGAAATTCTTAAAGAAGCTTTATTCAGATTCCAGTTAGAACGAGATCCGTTCACTGGAGCCACAACAGATTTTACCGTTGCTTGTTCAGGCGCTGCAAACAGCGACCAAGCATTTGCATCTATAGACTGGGAAGAAATTACTCGCTAAGGAGGAGACTATCATGAAAGACAATAGTAAATTCGGGTCATCAGACTCACTTATCGCCGCAGTTCGCTCCATCATGGAGAAAGAGCATACGGTGCCTAAGGGTGATAAAGAAAAGAAGCTAGCTGCGCTGGCTCACCCAAAGGATAAGATCACGCACAAAGACGTGCTGGTTGGCCGCGGTGTCCTGAAGAAGGAAAATAGCGGTGAGCGCATGGGTACAATTGTCGCGACTCGCAAAGAAAAGGTTGAGCTGGATCCGAAGCTTAAAGAGGAAGAGCAAGTCGATGAGCGCAAGCTGACCGGGGCTGAGACTGATAAGAAAGAAAAATATGTGATGTCACTCAAGAAAAAGATGGGTGGCTTCAAGAAGCGTTATGGTGAGCGTGCTAAAGAAGTGATGTATGCTACGGCTACTAAGATGGCCAAGGAAGAAACTGTACCGGTTCAAGAAATCTCGACAGGTCTTGCTAGTCGTTATCTAAAAAAGACTGATCCAGAAACCAGCTCACCAAAAGAAGTCGAAAAGCGCAAGACTGGCCGCGCTCTAGCCCTTACTAAGAAGTGGGGTGGTAAGGTTGGTGGAACAGCTGCACCTAAAGTTCCGACGAAGGACTAATAGAATGGCTAAAGACGAACGCGAATATGGATATGAAGGCGATATGGCAATTAGCCAGTTAAAGTCTATCATATCCAACGCCGAAGCTCTTATGTCAATGCTGAAACCTGAGACGGACCTACCAGAGTGGGTCCAACTCAAAATCACGCTTGCACAGGACTATGTTCTGACTGCGCGTGATTATATGGAGTCAGAGATGAAAGAAAGTATTGAAGAAGGTGCTCGCAAGGGTCAAGGCCGAGGTGTAGTCCATGGGTACTTAGATGTTAAAAGTAAAGTTAAGGATCCATATGATCGCAAATCAAAATCTAAAGATGATGATGATCCTGCTGGGCATATGCACCCAATGATTCAAATGTCTAGAATTGCTGCAAGTGGTGATGGAAAAGAACCACATTTTCATCATGTTGATGGATCTAAGTCTAAGATAAACAGACATCTTGCTAGACAAATTATATCTACACACAATTCAATGAGAACTACACAAGATAAGGATGAATTTACTAAAAAAATTCATGCTAATCGCGATTCATTGAATAATGCAATTAAGAGTAAAGTAAATGAAGCTTGCTGGTCTGGTTATGTTGCTAAGGGTATGAAGAATAAAGGTGGACGCATGGTTCCTAACTGTGTTCCTGCTGAAGCAGTCACAACAGAGAAGCCTCCGTTCGAAGGTCCCTATACTAAGTCTAAAGATGCAAGCCCAACTCGCTCGCATCTGAAGTCATTGACCAAGAAGGCTCGCGAAACGCTAGCCAAATCATCTGCGAAAAAGTCTAAATAGAAACACTTATATTATGCTGAGTAGTGCTTAACGAAAAGCGAAGGAGATACGCTTATGCCTTTATGGGGATTCGGTAAAGATACCGAGAATACAGTTGCCGGCGCCAACACAGTCGCTGGTATTAAATACGGGTTTCAACCTTTCGGTGGTGCTACCGATGGTCGCGAATCTTGGAAACGCAATGTGGTTGCGACTAACCAAGGTTGGGTGCGCCGTCGTAACATCAATAAAGATGGTGCAAACTCACAGCGTGATGAAATTCTAGTCGCTGCTAATCCTGGTATTAGCAATGACGGTTATGCTAACGTCGCTTACCTAGGATTTCCTGAGATTACACAGATTTATCTATCGACAAATTCGACAGGTGGTAATGCACTTGTGCGTAACGGAACAGCCAATCTGTATGTCGTATTCAATGAGCCGGTGCGTCATAAGGGCGGCACAGGATTCATTCGTCTAACTCTTTCGAATACAGCTGGTGGTAATAATCTTATTGCTACAGCCAATGCTAAGGCTTCGACATCCAGCACTGATATTATCAATGCGAATAATACTCTAGTATTCCGCTTTAAGCCTGCTGTTGCTGGTACATATAAAGTCGGCGCGCAAACTCTAGCTTTTGGTAACTCCGCTGGTAGCACAGGATTTACAGCTAATCTAGTAAGCCTAAATATTAGCACTAACGGTGCTGAAGCTGCAAACAGTGTGATTGCCGGCTCTGTGTCAAATAACTTCGGCACATTTACTGTGCGCTCCGCCACAACTGGCGGCTAAATCATAAAGTAGGAGAAAACAGATGGCCGATAAGAAGGTCTCGCAACTTACGTCACTAGGCAGCACTTCGCGTGAAGATTTGCTTCTGATTGTCGATGATCCGAATGGCACTCCAGTATCAAAGAATATTACCGTCAAGAATTTCTTTGGTGCAGTACCATCCAATACGGTATTCAATGCTCGTGTTTCATTGAAAGCAAATACTACGATTACCTGCGCTAATACGCTAATTGTATCCAATGTGAATATCACGACAGGTGGACTATTGAAGGTTAATAACTTCATTGGCACACTTCGTTCAAATCCAGCTAGTAATAATGCAACTACGGCAGGTTACAAAGTGGGTCAAATGTTTGCTAGTAATACATATCTCTACATTGCCGTAAATGCAACGACTTTGAAGAGAGTTGCCCTTAGCACATTCTAATAATGCAAATACTTGATGACAGCAATTTTATGCTGTTTGCCGCTCGTCATTATGAGAATCCGTCTTGTTTGGATGAGGCAGAATTTTACGATGATTTAGGACGGATTCGAAATATCCAAAGGCTCATCAGTCGATATGTAAAGACTGGTGAGCTAAAGGATAGATATATTTTAAATCATCTGATTGCTCTTTATAATGTATTTCAACGTGATGCAATTACTAAAATGTTAGTATTCAAGATGAAAGACCATCTAGAATATCTAAAACCCTTTCTAGTTCTAATGGGATATTGGCCTGATAGAATAGATGGTATTGGAAAAAATAATAAGACGATCATCGGATCAGATATACCGATGGATCCTGAAATAGTAATGCTATTGAGGAGGATCTGATGGACGAAGATGCACCAGCTAATGCAGTAGGTGGCGGTAATATCGCAGGTGTTGGAGTCGGTCCTAAGGGTGAGCCGGGCAGACCTCCTATGGGAATGCTTCGTCGCAAAAAACTCAGATTCAAAGAATTTATTAAAGATAATATTAAAGAACAAGGGCCCGGCACGTCATTCTGTCCGATCTGCGGAGAAGAAACTAAAGTTTTGGGTCAGTGGAAAGGTTGTCCAAAGGTACATTATAAGGCGCTTGGTAGAAATGTATGCGCCGGCAAAAGTAGTTCATCACGTGGTGGAAACGGCGACGGCGAATAAAATAATGGATTGATGATGTATAATTGGGATGATATTGTGATAATTGGCGATAGCTGGTGTGCAGAAAGAACCGGCGATAATCATTGGCCAAAAATATTCACAAACAAAATTACAGAAAAACATGAACTGGAACCTAGGGGAAAAGGATTTCCAGGGGCTAGTTGGTGGAGTGTTAGAAAACGACTATTAGAAGAATTAAGTTATAAGCCTATAAAGTTATTAATTCTATGTCATACAGAAGCTAATAGAATACCAAGTGACTATGATTATGGATATAATTATTGGTCTGTCTTAGAAAATCAACATAGAGGTGAAAGATTTGATGCTGCTGTAAAATATTTTGAACATCTTCATTCATTAGATTATTATAGATGGTGTCAATTACGTTGGTTTGATGAAGTAGATTCAATCATAAAAGAAAATAATATTGAAAAGGTTATTCATCTACATTGTTTTCCTGACATGTTTTGGAAAAATTCTAAAGATAGCATAGCAACTTACAAATTTAAGACTGGTATTACTATTCAAGATGCACTCTATAATTATAGAGATAAAACCTTAAATCCTAAAAAATTTCCTAATCATTTAACGGATGAACAAAATTATAAATTAGCGAAAATTCTTACCAAGTTAATAGATAATTATCTAGAATATGGACAAATATATACAGAGAGGTTAAATTTAGGAGATTGTTATGACATATAATTGGAATGATATTTTGATTGTTGGTGATAGCTTTTGTTCAGATAGATTATCTGAGACCGATTGGCCACAAGCACTTACTTGTAAATTAAGTAATAATGAATATGATAGAACTAGAATACCTAACGGTGCAGGATTTGATGGTGCTAGTTGGTGGAGCACAAGACGTTGTTTAATGAAAGAATTAAACAAATCAATACCAAAAGTTATTATATTTTGTCATACCGAAAAAATGCGAATTCCAAGCGACTATGATTATGCATTGAATCATAGAAGTGTTGAAATACGTGAGTTAATACCAAAACAAAAAAAGGTGATGCCTGAAGATTTAGCTAAGGCAGCAGAAGGATTTTATAACCATCTATTATCACATGAATTTCAAGATTGGACCATGCGTCAATGGTTTCATGAGATTGATTGGATTATGAATAAACATCAAATTGAAAAGGTCATTCATCTTTATAGTTTTCCTGATTGGCATAATAAACCATTATATAAATTTAAACATGGTGTTACAATAATGGATCCTCTTTATAATTATCATAAACTAAACACGGATATAGAACGTTTTCCTAATCATTTTAATAATTATGAAAATGTTCAATTTGCAACATTTCTATTTGATATAATTGAAAATTATCCAGGGCATGGAGCGATTTATGATAAAAAGATTTTTGAGTAATATCTCTTTTAGATGGCAAGAATTTAAAAGAAAGCGCCGGTCCAAAAAAATACTTAAAGAATTAGCAAAGCGAGATCCGTTCATATATTGATATGATACTTGGTATAAATTCCCAAAATCATGATGCAAGCGCCGCCGCCATAGATGGCGGCGACATCTTATGGGCAGCACATTCAGAACGATATAGTAGAATAAAAAATGATAGCTATCTTAGTATGGCTATGATAAATGAAATGTTGTCATATGGAACACCTGATATCATAGCCATTTCTGATAAGCCTATTTTAAAAAGTTTACGCAGACTTTACTCTGGAGAACGACCTATATGGATTAATCCAAAGGATGAAATTAGCCGTTTAGGATTAAACAAAAAACGAATAGAATATATTAGACATCATGAATGTCATGCGGCCGCAGGATTTTATACTTCCAAATTTGATAATGCTGCGATATTAGTAATTGATTCTATAGGTGAATTAGATACCATTAGTATATGGGAAGGTAAAGGTGATCAATTAAAATTTATATGGGGTTTAAAGTATCCCAATAGCATAGGACTTTTCTATTCAGCTATTACTGATTATGTTGGTTTAAAACCTAATGAAGAAGAATATATTCTCATGGGTATGGCTGCATTTGGTAAGCCAATTTTAGTTGATAAAATGAAGAAAGATTTTTTTCTAGAATGGGATCCACCTCATTTTGTATCCAAAAATAATTTACATCGTGGGTGCAAATGGTGGGATTGTCAAAATGAAAATAAATTTGATATAGCTGCTTCAGCTCAAGCAATAATAGAAGAATATATTAAGGGTGCTATTTGGTGGATGAGAACTGCAATACGATCTAATAATCTTGTGATTATGGGTGGTGTTGCATTAAACTGTGTCGCAAATAGTTTGATATCTAATATATTTGACAATATTCACATCATGCCTAATCCTGGAGATGCAGGAAACTGTATTGGTGCCGTTGCAGCTTTGACTAGAAAGAAATTGAATTGGAAAGAACCTTATCTAGGCACTAATATACAGAGAGATATCAATATTAATACAGTTGTCGATCATCTTATAAAAGGTGAGATAATAGGCATAGCAAATGGTCGTGCTGAATTTGGTCCTAGAGCCCTTGGTAATAGAAGTCTTATATGTGATCCAAGAGGTTCTAATATAAAAGATAAAATGAATTTAATAAAAAGGAGAGAGCCATTTAGACCGTTTGCACCAGCAATACTTTCTGAACATGCATCAGATTATTTTGATATGCCCGTGAAACATAGTCCATATATGCAATTCGTATCGAAATGTAAATATCCAGATTTATTTCCAGGAATTTGTCATATTGATAATACGAGCAGAGTGCAAACAGTGGATAATCTAGAAGAAAGCATTTTCAGAAAAATACTAGAATTATGGTATGAAAAGACTGGTTGTCCTATGCTTCTCAATACAAGCTTAAACATAAAGGGACAACCCCTTGTAAACACTTGGGAACAAGCTGTAGTATTTGAAAATATAAACGGCGTAAAAGTATTTTAATTAGCCGCAAAAATAGATTGACTAACGGCCTATTATAGTGTAATATAGGCCTATGCATTTACATATCGATCACAAATACCTGAGCATTTTATCGATGAAGCTTGGTCTATTCAAGCGTAAAAGTGATAGGTTGTTCAATTTCCGCTGTCCATTTTGTGGAGATTCGGAATCTAGTCGCACAAAGGCTAGAGGTTATGTCTATCAGAATAAAGGTATTTTGGTATTTAAATGTCATAATTGTAGCTATAGCACAAATATGGCCAAGCTAATAGAGCGAGTTGATCCTGGTCTATTACGAGAATATCGTCTTGAGGTATTTCGTGAGGAAAAGGGTGGTGCAAATAGTGAACCTCGATATCTAATACCTAAACCAGAATTTAAACAGGCTGGTGAGACTCGCTTGACTAATCTTGGTCTGATTCCAGTATCAGACCTTAGCGCAACCCATAGGGCTGTGCAATATCTGCAAGGTCGTAAGATACCAGAGGAAAGATATTCTGATCTCTATTATGCTAAGGATATGACAGTATGTGAGGAGCTAAATTCTTCATATAAAGATCGTCTGGTTGCTGATGAACGAATAGTCATACCCTTTCGTAATATGGAAGGTAAACTGACTGGTGTTACCGGGCGTGCTATGGGTAATAGCAAGCTTCGGTATATGACTGTGCGTATTAATAATGAGCCTTTGGTATATGGTTTAGATCGAGTTGACTTTACCAAGACAGTATATGTCATGGAAGGTCAATTCGATGCGATGCTAATACCAAATGCGATAGCGCCTGGTGGTACTGATATGGGTAGGGCGCTATCTTATATTCCTGGGGATAAAGCTGTTCTAGTGTTTGACAATCAGCCGAGGAACAAGCAGGTTGTCGAACAAATGTCAAAGGCTATAACGAGAAAAATTCCTATGGTTGTTTGGCCTTCAAACTGGAAATATAAAGATATCAATGAGTCAGTGGTGGATGGGGTGGATCCAGCAGAGGTGGTGGCCCTGCTAAATACCTGCACCCACCAAGGGTTAGCTCTCAATCTAGCTTTACGTGATTGGAAGAAATGTTAATGGAGGATAAAATGGGTGGGCCAGCGGTAAAACTAATTTCTTATACTCAACCAGTGGATGAAATTCGTGACCAAGGTATTACAAATGCTTTGGAACTAGCAGCATTTTGTGCTAGAGTATCAAATCCAAGCAACCAATATAATAGTGAATCGGCTGAAAAGCTGGTGAATTATCTTGTCAAGCATAAACATTGGTCACCACTAGAGATGGTTGATGCAACACTTGAAATTGTGACTACGCGCGATATCACACATCAAATCATTCGACATCGTTCATTTTCATTTCAAGAATTTAGTCAAAGATATGCTGATCCAACCAAGTCACTTGAATTTGTGACGCGTGAGGCTCGGCTGCAAGATAATAAGAATCGTCAGAATAGCATTGACGTTGAAGATGTTCATCTACAGAATGAATGGTATCGTTCGCAGCAACGTGCGCTATTTGCTGCTGAACGAGAATACAAATGGGCTATTGACCACGGCATCGCTAAGGAGCAAGCGCGTGCTGTATTACCTGAAGGTCTAACACAATCACGAATTTATATGAAGGGCTCCATCCGTTCTTGGCTACACTATATTGAGGTTCGCACAGATCCCTCGACTCAGAAAGAGCATCGTGAAGTAGCATTAGGATGTGCCAGGGAGATTGCTCGCATCTTCCCTAATATCATCAACATTTAATACCGGAGGCACATATGCAAATAGATCACCTAGGTGTGTTCATTGACACATCGCGGGATTCCCTGTTATCGGAATTTTCGCTCACTCTACTAAGAGACTATTATTGCCGTAAAGACGAAGATACACCACAGAAGTCATTTGCACGTGCCTCCGTAGCATTTTCTGGCGGAGATATGGCCTTAGCGCAGCGCATCTATAATGCTGTGTCTAAGGGTTGGTTCATGTTCGCATCTCCAGTGCTGTCTAATGCAGCACTGCCGGGTGAGAAGGTTAAATCACTACCTATCTCATGCTTTTTGACATATGTGCCTGACTCTCTCAAGGGTCTGATTGATCATACGGCCGAACTGCGTTGGCTATCCGTTAAGGGTGGCGGCGTCGGCGGTCACTGGTCATCTGTGCGTTCCGTATCAAATGTTGCGCCTGGCCCGATTCCGTTTTTGCATACTGTCGATTCTGACATGACTGCATATCGTCAAGGTACGACTCGCAAGGGTTCTTATGCTGCATATCTTGATGTATCACATCCAGATATCATGGAATTTTTGACGATTCGTGTACCGACTGGCGACGTGAACCGTAAGTGTATGAATCTGCACCACGCCGTTAATGTCACGAATGATTTCATGCGCGCAGTCGAAAATGATTCAGACTGGCACCTGCGTGATCCAAATGACGGCACAATCCGTGAGACAATGCGAGCCCGTAAGCTGTGGGAAACCATTCTTGAGGTTCGGTATCGCACGGGTGAACCATATATTAATTTCATCGATACTGCTAATGAAGCCCTACCCCAGGCTCTGAAAGATCGTGGTCTAAAGATTCATGGATCAAATCTTTGTAATGAGATTCATCTACCGACGAGTGAGGAAAGGACCGCAGTATGTTGCCTATCTTCGTTAAACCTAGAGAAGTACGACGAGTGGAAGAACACTGGTTTAGTCAAAGACCTAGTGACGATGCTGGACAATGTTCTTCAGGTGTTCATCGAGAATGCGGGGGACGAGATTTCACGCGCGCGTTTTTCAGCGCAACGCGAGAGGTCGCTCGGTCTTGGCGCGATGGGGCTACATTCTTACTATCAGCAACGTGGAATTCCATTTGCAAGCGAAACCGCAAGACAGATCAATAAGGAGATTTTCTCCGATATCTTTGCTAAGGCACGTGAGCAGTCGAGAATCCTAGGTCGTGAGCGCGGCGAAGCTCCTGATATGGAAGGCACGGGTATGCGTAATGCCCATGTGATTGCGATTGCGCCAAATGCAAACAGCTCAATCATTCATGGTTGCTCACCATCTATTGAACCTTGGAAGGCAAATGCTTTTACTCATCGCACTCGCGCTGGCTCTCACCTGGTCAAAAATGAATACCTGAAGCAGCTTCTAGCTGTTATTGGTAAGGATACAGATGAGGTATGGTCTAGCATTATCACAAATGGTGGTTCTGTTCAACATCTCGATTTCCTGAGCGAACATCAGAAGCAAATCTTTGCTACGGCCATCGAGATTGATCAGATGGAGATTGTGACTCAGGCTGCTTGGCGGCAGAAATGGATCTGCCAAGGTCAGTCGCTCAATCTATTCTTCCCTGCAGGTGCATCTCGTGGGCTATTGCATCAGGTACATTTTGCTGCATGGAAGCTTGGTTGTAAGGGATTATACTATCTACGCACAGAATCTTCAAATCGCGCAGAGAATGTTTCGAAGAAGGTTGAGCGTAATAAGCTGGTTGATATATCAGAATTACAAATTAAGGAAGAGACACAGGAAGAATGTGTCGCATGTCAGGGATAAGCAATATGGATATTCGCATCGTAACTAAAACTGGTTGCCCATTCTGCGATAAGGCGAAGGAATGGTTGTCTAGACGTGGCTTCTCATATACAGAAGATCGCATGGATAATGAGGAGCTGCGATATGCTTTTTATCAGCAGCATAAGGTGAATACTGTTCCTCAGGTATTCATCGATGGTAAGCGCATCGGTGGATATACTGAACTTGTCGCATATGGTGACAAGATGGTGAAGCAAGAGCGCGGCGGACTTCTAGAGTTCTCCAAGGTCTATAAGCCGTTTCAATATCCTTGGGCTGTAGAAATCACACAGCGTCATGAAAAGGCGCACTGGATTGAAGATGAAGTTGATCTTGGAGAAGATGTCACGGATTGGAAATCTGGTAAGATGTCTGCGACCGACAAGGAATTTGTCACGCAGATCCTGCGCCTCTTTACACAATCAGATGTCGCAGTCGGCAAAAATTACTATGACTTGTTCGTGCCAAACTTTAAGAATAACGAGGTGCGAAACATGCTCGGCTCATTCGCCGCGCGAGAAGGTGTACACCAGCGTGCTTATGCACTTCTGAATGATACCCTCGGTCTGCCTGATGAAGAATATACAGCATTCCTTGAATACAAGGAGATGGCTGACAAGATCGACTTCATGACTGAGGCCGACACGACTACAAAGCGCGGCGTAGGTCTTGCGCTAGCTAAGTCTGTATTCAATGAAGGTGTCGCGCTATTCGCTTCATTTGTAATGTTGCTAAACTTTCAGCGATACGGCAAGATGAAGGGTATGGGTAAGGTTGTTGAATGGTCGATTCGTGATGAGAGTATTCACGTCGAAGGTAATGCATTTCTCTTCCGCACATTCTGCGCCGAGCATCCAAGAATTGTAGATGATAGCTTTAAGCTTGAAATCTATGAGATGGCTAGACAGGCTGTGAAACTAGAAGATAAGTTTGTTGATTTAGCTTATAAGATGGGTGAAGTTCAAGGTCTAACACCTGATGAAGTCAAGCAATATATCCGCTATATAACCGACAGACGTCTGCTTCAGCTAGGGTTGAAACCTAATTTCAGGGTTAAAGATAATCCTCTCCCGTGGCTTGAGTGGGTTCTGAATGGGGCTGACCACACGAATTTCTTCGAGAACCGTGTGACCGAATATGAGGTGGCTGGCCTGACTGGATCTTGGGAGGATGCTTATTCAAATGGTAAAGAAAGTCAAGGCGGTAGCTGATTACGAAGAAGAGGACGAATACACCTGTTCTTCATGTGATGCGGAATTCACTCTGGTCTATCATTCTGACCAGAGTGGAATCATTTATTCACCGGAGTTTTGTCCATTTTGCGGAGAGGCTCTTGATATTGAAGATGAGGATGAAGATGAGGAATACATAGACGAGGACTAAGGAGCCCTCGTCTATGATAGATTATGATAATCCGTGGTTGTTTGATAATAAACCTTTCACAAGCGCAGATATAGGTAAATCTTACGGGTTCGTGTATCTAATCACGGACAAGGTAACTGGTAAGATGTATGTTGGTCGCAAATATTTCTGGTCGATGCGTAAGAAGAAAGGCGCATTGAAAAGAAAGCGAGAAGAAAGCGATTGGAAAGTTTATTATGGCTCGGCCGATGAAATTAAGGCGCTTGTGAAAGAATTTGGGCAACTTAGGTTTGACCGCCGGATTATCTCTGTACATTCCACCAAAGGTGATGTAAATTACTCTGAGGTCAGAGAACAATTTCACCGTGATGTTTTAGAAAATGATGAATACATCAATGCTAATATTAATGGTAAATGGTTTCGTAAACCAAAACATATAATTGAGGGTAGACGGCTACCTAAGTGATAGGAGAATGAAATGAGTGATCCAGTAAAGCTTTTCATCGGCACATCTTCAAACGGAGAAGATGCCGAAGCTGAGATGGTATATGAATATTCGCTTAGGAGCAACTGCTCTCGTCCTCTCGACATTGTATGGATGCGACAAACCCTAGACAAGGAAAGTCCATGGGGTGGATGGGAGACGCAAGAATGGTCGACCCCATTTAGCGGATTCCGTTGGGCGATTCCAGAGGTCTGCAAATTCAAGGGTCGGGCTATCTATACGGATGTCGACATGATCAACATGCGCGATATTAGTGAATTGTTTGATATGGATCTTGATGGTAAGCCTATGGCTGCTCGCAAGGGTACTCGATTTGGTGGCCATGAATTTTGCGTGATTGTTTTCGATTGCGAAAAGATGGAAGAACATCTCATGCCTATTCAGCGCATGAAAGCTAATCCATCGGCTCACCACAGGCTTGTCAGGTTTTTCAGCGGTAATGAAAAGTTCGTGAAGGAACTCGATATGCGCTGGAACTGTCATGACGGTGAAGGTTTGAAGGCCGATGAAATTTGGCATCTACATTTCACTAAGATGGCCACACAACCATGGAAGCCTCGTTGGTTTACGGGAACACCTGAAGAACATCCGCGCCCAGACCTTGTGAAGGTATGGTATGGTATGAAAGATTCGGCTAAAGCAAATGGATATTCTGTGCAGATACCGAATACACCATTTGTGCCTTATAGGATTATAGGAAGATGACATTTTTTGATGCGGTAGAGACTCCAGATAAGCTATGTGTGATGACATCATGCGACCAAGCATATCTGGAATCACATGGTCCAGCTTTCGTAGCATCTAATGCAATCGCAGGTAATTCGATTCATATTCATTTGATGGAAAATCCTGGAATGCGCCAGGTCAATCTTGCTAAATTGACTTCGCTCAAGCTAAGGTATAATGCGATTGCCCGCGGCACTTATATGACGTTTTCAACAGAGACGTTACAGGTTCCGAAGGGTGTGAACAGCGAGACACTACGCACCTATTATGCTAGCAATAGGTTCCTTGTTGCACCTCGCTTGCTATCGACTGGTTGCGCGATGTATCTGTCTGATATCGATTCTATCTTCATGTCTAAGATGGAAAAGCTTGATGTCGATGTCGGTCTATTCTTGCGCGAGTCATTGCCAGGTACTGTAGGTTGGGAAGCTCTCGGAACAAAGGTTGCTGCTGGTCTAGTGTATTATTCAGGTAGCGATGGTTCGCGAAACTTTGCGACAAAGGTTGAGAATAATCTAAACACCAATGGCCTTACTTGGTTCACCGATCAGGTATCGCTATATCAAGCATATACCTATTATGAGAAAAAGCTAAAATTTTATACATTTGATATGTCGGTCATGGATTGGGAGTTTCGCGCAGGTTCTCCTATCTGGACAGGAAAGGGTACACGCAAGGATCTAGATCAGAGATACCTTGCAAAAAAGCTTGAGATGGAATCTAGATTGCCATCAATCAAAGGAGCATTTTGGAGATGAGAAAGGTATTATTCTTAGCACCACGCCTTGACGTGATGTTTAAGGAAGGTCATGTTCCTTTAGAGCGCGGCCCTATTCCAGCTGTGCGTATGCCGTGGCATAACCTGCGGACCATGGTCGTCGAGGAGCATAAGCGCCGTGGTGATGATGTGAGAGTGCTGGAGCTTCCGCTCTGGCAATTCACACCACAGGTTGTGCAATCATTGGGTGCTGATCTTTGCTATGTACCTCATAAGATGATTGATAATTTTCCAGTTCCAAATGTCAATGTGATGTATTATATGCAGACGGTTATTCCGTATCTGTTTACGATTGACTCGCGCGGCTGGGGTGCATCTGCATCTAATTATCCTTGCACGTCATTTCTTGAAGGTGAGACTACTGGTGTAGGATTCAATACACTCAAGGCTCGTATCTTTGAGAATTATAGCAAGTTCAAGCAGCCAGATCATAAAGATATTGAATTGCCTAAAGACTATATTCTTTATCTCTGCCAAATTCCGCATGACGAGACGATTCGTTATCATTCTAGAGTCACAGTCGAACAGGCTATCGAGGCCACCTGTCGTGCGACTAAGGAACTAGGATATCCTTTGGTACTCAAAGGTCATCCTGTAAATCCTGGTTCTATGGTTCAGCTTAAACAGATTGCTGATAAATACGCGCACACTATTTGGTTAGATGATGTATCGATCCACCAGCTTATTCCTGATGCACGGGCTGTGGTAGTGGTAAACTCTGGCACTGGCCTAGAGTCTCTACTACATCAAAAGCCAGTCATCACTTTCGGGCGCGCCGATTATGATGTGGTTACAAACCGCGTCGAAGGCAACAACTTGAGGGAGCTTCTGGAGAGACCTAAATTTAACCAAGAAGCCGTGAAGAAATTTATTGACAGGTGGTATGACTCCTGCTATAATACCACCTTACATGCAGGAAACGACAGCTTTACCAAGCTACCTTAGGGGATATGAGATGAGCAAATACTGGGGGTACCACCTGATCCTTGACTGTGCGGGCTGCGACCCGCAATCAATCACGGATTATGATAACATCTATAATTTTGCCAAGAGACTTGTCAATGAGATTGACATGGTTGCATATGGCGAGCCGCAAATTGTAAATTTTGGTAGCGGTAATAAGGCTGGCTATACCCTGGTCCAGCTTATCGAGACATCTAATATCTGTGCTCATTTTGTAAATGAGACAAATGATATCTATCTGGATGTATTTTCTTGTAAGCCGTATGATCAAGCTACGGTTGAACGATTAGTAGGCGACTATTTTAAGCCTCAGAGTATTCGTAAGACTTATATTACACGGCAGGCGTGACGTGAGCGCGGTGCTTCATGTCCCGACGGTCAAGCGCCTAGGTAGGCATGTGATCGCCGAGTTTTGGGATATTGAGCCTAGCATTTTATGCAGTGTTGGCCTACTCGAAACAATCTTTGTGGAAGCATGTGAATCATCTGGTGCAACTGTATTAGCCAGCAATTTTCATGGTTTTGGTGAAGATTGTGGTGTGACTGGCGTGGTGATCTTATCTGAAAGCCATGCTTCTGTTCACACGTGGCCAGAATATGGATATGCTGCCGTGGATGTATTCATGTGTGGTAGTTGTGATCCTAATGTGGCTATCAAAGCCATAGAAAATCGACTTGCAGCCGCAAGCGGTAAATATTCTATAGGATCAGAGAGCCACACATTTCACAGAGGTATATTGGAAATACCAGAATAAATTGTTGACAATCGGTGTGATTTAGTATAGTATAGTACCATGAGCAAACAGACGCAAACACGTAAATTCCGAGTCCGCACCTCTGAAGGTCGGGTATATATCGTAGAGAAGTATGGCTTCTCTGTGACTTGCACCTGCAAGGGGTTTGGTTATCGTAACAAGTGTAAGCACTCTGATGCTATTAAGTGTTTTCCGGGTTAGCTCAGTTGGTAGAGCAAGGGACTGTTAATCCCTGGGTCGCTGGTTCGAGTCCAGCACCCGGAGCCATATAATGATAATACATGAAAGCAAGCGAATGTCAAAAACTGCCCGTAATATGGCTGTGGCCTTAGGTACAGCCGGTGAGATCCTAGTCGCAACCCTCCTAAAGGAAGAGGGTAGACATGTCGAGATGTCTCATGATCAATATGATAGAGTTAAGGATATGTTGGTCGACGGTGTACAGAATGTTGAGGTCAAGACACAGGTTCCCTTTATCAAGGAAAATGCTATGACCTTTAGACCAGATCAGTTGCATAAATGCACTAATGCCGATGAATTATATTTTGTTCTAGTCTCTGCGCCAAAACATAACTATCATTATAGTGGTTGGGTAATGAAGGTTACAGAACCTAAGAATCTAGCGATTAGAGAATATCGTACCAAAGACGGTCGCGACATGTTGTTGGTTGATATTGATCAACCTGCGGTGCAACTTTGGAAGCGTATTCCTAAGCAACATTTGACTTTGATGAATAATCTTACGGTATCATCTTATTAAGATGAAATGCCTATTTTGTAAAAAGAAAACTACTAATCCCAAATTTTGTAATAGGTCATGTTCAGCAAAATATAATAATAAAAATAGAAATCATACAGAGACAACAAAACTAAAAATTAAAAATGCATTGAAATCATATTATGAATATAATAATAGCCATCATAAAGGGCGTCCAGGTAGAGATCAAACTGAAAGTCAAAGATTGAATTTAAGTAAAAAATTAAAAGAGTATTGGGATAGAGTAGGTAGAGTATCTGACAATCATCGGCGCGCATTAGGTAGAGCGTGTACTAGACGTTATTATGCGAAACTTAGAGGACAACTTCCTAGTGATGCAGATTTAAAACTTATTGATATGATATATGAAATGAGGCCTCCGGGTTATGAGGTTGATCATATTATTCCTATATCAAAAGGCGGTCTACATCATCAAGATAATTTACAGTATCTACCTTCTTTAGAAAACAAAATAAAAAATGCAAAACTTGAATATCAAACTGATAAAGCGATAGACTGGAGAACTATCATACAAATGGATAACTCTGAATCCAAATGATACGTTTTTTGCAGCAACATAAACTGGCAGGAACTAAAATCTCTGCCAGTCTTGACGGAAAAATTTTAATCGGTGAAATTGTTTGGGTTTATGGTCAAAATAGTTATTATTTGTTAAGATTTCATGATAAAAGATTCTTAGACGAATATAGGTATGAAATATTACCAAAAAGATCCGTCTATATACAAGAATAGCCCGTATAGCACAGCGGTAGTGCAACGGTTTTGTAAACCGTAGGCCGGGAGTTCAAATCTCTCTGCGGGCACCATTTTTTGAGGTATGATATGCAGGTCAATAAGTATCAAGTAGCTTTCGATGAAACCGAAGTCGATAAACTACTTCATGGATATCATAGATATTATGAAAATGTCGTAAGTGATACTGATATTTCATCAGTTCTTGAGATAGGTGTTTGGAGAGGTGATTCGCTTAAAGCATGGAAACTTATATGGCCCGATGCAATCGTGGAAGGCCTTGAGAAAAGTGCTACGTATCAACCATCTCTAAATGAAGAATTTAAAATTCATCGCTTAAATTCTCAGAATTTTGATGAGACTGCACATATCGGTGAATATGATATTATTATTGATGATGCATGTCATCATTGGAGAAGCCAAGTTGCAACATTCAACAACTTCTATCATAAAGCTAAAAAATTTTATGTGATTGAAGATGTTCTTGGTGTTTATGGACTTGCTAATCTTAAAAGATGTTTACCTGAATCAGAATTAAGTCGGGCCATGCTTTTTACTAGCACAGGCCCGACTAGAAATTTCAGGTTTTCAGAATATGTAGAAAAAAATGCTCATTATAAATTCATGATCTTTGATAAGACATCATGAAGCAACTATTTTGCTATGATGGCTTTTAGCACCACACTTATAGATACATACTGCGGATTTACCGCATGTGATATCTTTCTTTTTCCAGCTAATCGCAATTTCTTCAAAGATCCCACTATCAAATACGCTTTCAATCGTATTTGTATTTAAATCATTAAAATCTTTTCCAAACTTGTCATACATTTGGACGATTTGTTGATTGCGAGGTTCGCCCGCATATGTAACGGCAGAACCGAAATAACAGCATGGATATAATCTGCCCTCATAATCAATGTATACTGATGCTAGTCCACCGTGACCATATCCGGCGACCCTACACATAACTTCATCATTACCGTGACGCTCTTGAACCTTTTGTAATTGTTCTTGAGTAATCTCAAATCTATGATCACGACCAGCAGTTTTCTTGATCCAATTCATGGATCTTGTCATAGCTGTATCATTATAATCTTCACCCTCAGAATTTGATGGATAAATTATGTGCGATAGATTTCCATCTTTGTCGTGTACTGGCCAGTGACTAACGCCATTTGATCCATATGTGTCAAATCTATCCGTATATCTTTGAACAAATTGATGAATCTTCCATTCTTTTGACAGCTCTTTAGCTTCTTCAATCTGATGTTGATTATGACGATATACGTTCATAACCCATTGCGAATGTCTCTTTTTACCTAGTCTAACTGATTCTTCAGTATAGGCTCTGACATTACGCTCCAGAGTATCCCAATTAACAAATTGGCGATATAGATGATTTGTATCTCTTAATCCATCAATACCAAATACAGCTTGATCTACTAGATTTGCAGTCTCTGTCCAGAAATCTGCATTTCGAGCACCACCATTTGTGGTTAAGGTGATATTGACTTTAGGATTTATTGATCTGATATGTTTGACTATGGGTATGAAATCGCGATTGACTATCGCATCACCATAGTTACCACAAAAATTTATATAAGTTAGCTTTGATATTAAGCTTTCCTGCAATACTCTCTTAGCTGATTCGAGAGTCATATTTACGTTACCTAGGTCTTCGCGCAGGGTAGAAGTATAGGTATAGTGTCTTGGACACATTGGGCATCCGGCATTGCATCTAGTGGTGATTTCGAGATGCAAATGCCGGATGTCTTTAAAATCATACACTTTCAAATCACTCCCAATTACATTAAATCCATGACTAAAATGTTTAGTCTTTAGTATATATTACCAAATCTTGACAGGAATTTCTTGCTTCTTCTTAGTCGGGAAGACGAAATCTGACATCTGATGCTGACGACGTGATTTGGTCGAATCAGATACACCAATACCCATCAGCAACAGAGGCTTGCCCTCAAGACCGAGAACTTCCTTGATACCATCAGGTTCAAAGCATGAGCAGCAGCCTGTGGAATAACCCAACATAGTCGCTGTCAGATTCAGATAACCAGCAGCCACACCGACGGCAATAAGCTGATCATTCTTCAGAATATTCATGGTTCTTTGATTGGCCTTACCTGTGACCAAATCAATTACCTGCTCATTACGCTGCGCGTCAACTGAGCTTGATAGATCCATATATTCTTCAAATACGATAAGAAGATTAGCAAGAATTTGCGCGTTTGTAGTATATTCAGATTCCGCGCGTGTCTTACCATGCTTCACAACAAAGCCATTTGTCCAAGGCAGAATCTTATTTTCGATAAGATCACGGTCTTGAATGAAATGCGCCTTGTAAAAAGCTACATTCTGCTTGCTTGGGCATTGAGTCGCCGCAGTCATAATCACATCCATGTGCTCCTGAGGGATTTCACTGGAAAGATCAAAATTGCGCTGACAATGCTGGCTCTTGAAGATTGACTTCTTAATCGTTGTTACGTTATCAATGCCAGGAACGTTATAAGGAAATTTAAACGCTACTGGAGCATTTTCTAGGAGAGCTTGGCTCATGGGGTTAACCTCCATGCTGGGGTGTCAATATTACATTACAAATTTACTCACATTGCTATTTATAGTTTAAGTGTTATTTTGCCATTGACATCACCTCCTAATGTATGATACATATGTCTTATGGAAGGGTGGCAGAGCGGTCTATTGCAACGGTCTTGAAAACCGTCGTACTGAAAGGTACCGTGAGTTCGAATCTCACCCCTTCCGCCAAAATTTGGAAAGATGGCTGAGAGGCCTAAAGCACTCGGTTGCTAACTGAGCGGTCTAGAAATAGATCCGTGGGTTCGAATCCCACTCTTTCCGCCAAGTTTTGT